TAATCCAATAGTCAAGAAAACAACGGAGCAAATGTTCTTCACCGTCACACAGTACATACTCAACGTCATCTCGATTGTTTGTATACGGTTTGGTACCCCATACTTTGATCTTACGACTGATATAGTCTTGTACTGTAATGCTAAGAAGAGGTTCCGAGCATTCCTGCACGTTAGGAAAGCCATTTTCACATGCCACCTCGATATCAAGAGATGTAACTTTAAGACTTTTAAGGTCGTAGTCAACTTCTTTCGGAAACTCTTTCGAGATGAATTGATAGAGATACCTGTCATAACCATGAACCTCGAAATTTTGTACATCAGCGTACTTCTCTCTGAAAGCACGTGCTTCTTTGATTGATTCAAACCTTATCGGTTTGGCATATCTACCATCAAGAGTTTTATGTTTAGTCTTTTTATCTGTGACAATAAAAAGTGTTGGAGCAAACTTAAACTTACGTTGAATACGTTGTCCATTCTCGTACCCAAGGTAAAGCAAGTTGTCTCCAACCATTTGTATATTTGTATAGAAACTCATTTAGTAACGATCTCGTATTTCTTTTTGATTTCGTTTGTTGGTTCTACTATTGTAGCAAGAGTTTCAGAATAAAGCAACACGTCTATATCTGTTGTGTAACGTGGCCAAGGTTCTAATGTACCATCATCCTTTATCAGGTACGGATCCTGTAGGTGGCAATTCGGTTCCTCCTCCATTTGTTCCACCTTCGATATCAGGTGTATCCCCGATCTCAGGATTACTACCATCACTTCCATCATCATCCTCCAATAATTTTTCTGCTTCTGCAAATAAGTCTTCCATATCTAAGTCACCAGATACACCTGCGATTGCATCTTCATGTGCTTGGAAGTTCTTGTTGTATACTTCATCTTTAATAGCGTTAACATATTGTTCTGCTATTGAATCAAGTGGATTATACACAGTAAGAACATGGTGACCTGGTAAATAAAAATCTTTGTCCTTACTTAGAGGTGCCCATGGAAACCATGATACTTGATAACCTTTGTTTCTGTCAAGTACTATGCCTTGATCATCAGAAACAATATCTAATCTAAAAGGTTTATGTAAACGAAAACCTATGGGTTCCTTTGTCTCAGGATCCATAAGTTCTTGAACTTCGGTAATAACTTCTTCGCCAGATTTTAACAGCAAAAGTTTTACGCTCATTCTACGTTGCCACCCATCTTTTGTACGTTAGTGATATATGTATCACGCAAACTTGGTACAGGTTCTAATATTGTTACAACCATATTATGATTGACTGGAATCCTAGTCTCTGGTGTGAGAGGACACCATGGTGAGTAATGTACTTTTACTTCTGGATCAGTTACTAAACCTGTTCCATCCATCTTTGGTTGATCATAGTCAACTTTATATGGGAAGTTCATTATGTATGCCTGTCTTGCACCACTATCTTTATCTACAGCTTCTTGTAGATCACAAATAACATTGTCTCCATTAAAAAGAACAACAACCTTTACTCTGTCTGAGTTAACTAGAGATTGGTTCTTAGGAGGTGTTACATTTATTGGTTCTGCCATTGCAAAATAATCTTTCTTATATTATAAAGGAGAGATCAACATTTGTCAATCCCTCCTATGTAGGTTACTAGATATAGTCCTTTCTAGCGTGATGATCAGGAACTATCTTTCCCAATTGTACCACGAGCAATCCGTCTGTGAATTCGACTCCTCGTATTTCGGTATCATCTGAGAGTGTCCAGACCCTAGAGAAATCCCTTGCGGCCACTCCTCTATGTCTAAATGTTCTATCATCCTCCTGTTTTTCTTTTGTGCCTTGGACATGTAATTTTCCAAACTCCGTAAAGACTTTGAGCTCATCTTTTTTGAAGCCCGCCAAGGCAACCTCCAACCTCGATTCAACATTGTTAATTTCTATTATATTATAGGGAGGATAGTTTGAAGTAGTTTCTACTCCGTCCCAGAATCGATTGAGGTATTCGTCCATGCCTATGCTGTTACGATTAATCTTCTCTATAAGTTCTGGAAGATTTGCAGCATGGTATCTTGCTAAGTTCATAGTAGTTCTCCTTAAATAAGCGAGTGTTAATTTGTGTACCCGAAGCGTACACTACTATTTAAGCACAAACTATAAAAATACGTTATGGTATAAACCGATACTATAAGTACGGTTAATCCTCTTTCTTTTTACCGATGTTATATTTGCTCTCTAAAGTCCAATCACCTTTCTCTTTATATGCTAGAACTTTGATCTGACTTAGCGGTGCAACATCAGCTATGACTTCTTTAGATATCATAGACACTAGACCCCAATCACTAAGCAACTGTACTATACGATTACGACGTTGTACATCATTTGTACTGAGGTTTGCCTTCTTACCATCTAGGGCAAACAGTTCTTTGAAGTGTACGATATAATACTTACCTTGCTTATGAAGTATATGGCATGATTGATATAATTTCTTTTCCTTTCGGGACGCAACACCTATCCTCGTTAGTGTTTCTCTGACTTTTAAAAAGTCATCAGGTTCTTTCAACCCGACTTCAACCATACTTTCAGCAGTCCATTGGACTTCTTCGATCGCATTCATCTTTTTCCTCCCATGTCATATTTGTGTCGTAAAGATTCAATTTGAGATTTGGTTAGAAGACTTAATGCGACCTTTGCTTTCTCGTTACTATATCCATAGTGTTTTTTGACCAGATCCAAGTCATCGACTTGTTCTTTCTTCAACCACGGGGAAAACCTTTTCCTTTTCCTCAAAGTATATAGGAAGAAAGCATACTGCATGTCCTTATCGACATGAGCATTCAGATTCATTTCGTTCGCAAATAAGATACTATCAACATTACCAGACAAACATCTATTAACGATGTAAGGAGGATAAGAAGATATCGCTGTAGGGTCATCAGCAAGGAGATCTTGCTTATTGAAGTTGATAGAGTTAAGCCAGTCTTTAAGTTCAATTTTCATTACCACACTCTTATAGGACCACGCACACCTGTGCCATGCTGATTGACCTCATAGATCATAGTCCTACCATCTTTAGTCTGACAGTGGATCTCTCCTCCTTGAATCACAGCACTCTGTATGTTTCTACCGAACGTAGAATATGCACCCCTACGGGTGTGATATAATTGTGCACTTCCACTAGGGAGTACACGAACCCCCAAACTTCCCATAATTTGTTAATACTAATTCACGACGTTTTGTTTGATCCGACATGTATGTACCTGTGGATCTCATTGTATAAGTATGAGCGAAATCATACTGGCACCACTCTAGAAATCTCATAACGATCTCAGGATGGTTGTTATAACTTATCATAACATTACATAAGCAACTGTCAAATGTATCTGCAAACTTTGCATGATCAAATCCTCTATGCTTATCACCTTTGTGACCATAGAGTGCATCCTTAATATCATAAGGAGGATCAGCATAGATGAACGTTAGCGTCTCGTCGGAAACGAGTTCTTCGTACGACACATTGGTAATTTTCCATCTGGAGATGAGTTCGCTGTACTCTGGCAATCTCTCAATCCCCCGATGGGAAAAGTTTGAGTTGCTGGCTGCTTTTGAGAATGAACTGCTCTCAGTGAGACCAGAGAAAGAACACTTATTAATGATATAAAAATCAACTGCTCTATCTTCTTGACTTCTTTTACTGTCATTTAAGTTCTCCTTTGATTTTAAAAATAATTCTCTTGCAGTATCTTCATCAGGATGAAAGTTCTTTGCCTTCATAAGTTCACTGTAAAGATAGTCACCATTGTCTCTTAACTGTACCCAGAAATTATATAATGGTTCATATAAATCATTGACCCATATAGGTATCTCCTCAGGCAATCTCCTAGTCATTTCTATCGCCATGCTACCACCACCTAGAAACGGTTCACGATACTCTGTAATCTTTCTACTAGGCAACCACTGCAATAACTTTGGAACTGCCCTAGACTTGCCACCAGGATACCTTAAAGGAGTTTTAAGTTTCATTCTTCGACACTCTCCAGTTCTTCTATTGAATCTACTGGTACTTCATTACCACCGATATTATACCAGTGTTGTGGCATACCAATACTATCCTTCCTAACACCTAAGTATGATAGATCACTGAATGTATGCTCACGCAACATTGCCTGTAACCGATAGTGTATAAGTTCAGACTTCTTCATCGACTTCTAACCAAATAATATAATCATCAGGATTTAACTCAGTGAGATCTATTTGATCACGACGGAAATCACCTGTTGGAGGTGGGATCAAAGGTTGGTATAGACCTCTAGGTCTTTCTTGTGGGTAATTATCAATCAATGCTTCAACTGCTGTGTCGAACCATCTATTCATGGACTTTGCCATAGCACGATATGATGAACCAACATATAGTTGTCCACCTACAACAGCAACAGTTGCTGCACCCCAGAACCAATAATAAAATCTAGATTTCATTTGTGCTCTGATCTTGTCACGTTTACTCATCAGTTTAGTCATAATCATTTGAATTCACACTCTACCATGATCTCAGTAAGTGCTGCTAATAAATTAATTTCCTGATCAGCAACAAATGCTGATTGGAATTGATACTTGGCAATAATCAAAACCGCTTGAGGTATACTCTGTGCTTTGAGTGAATCATACAAGTTATCATATACTGTTCTCAGTATAGCATTGGGATCATTATCTAAATTGCTATTGACCCACTTACGTGCAACCGAAAACTCTTTGTTTTTTAGTGAGGATACTAACTCACCAAGTTTGACGTTATTTAGTACCGCCAGAATGCCAGTGTCGATAGACCCCGTGGCAGCATACCTTTGGAGTTCGTTGAGTGTTCTTCTGAAGTCTGGGAAATATTTCTGGACGACCTCAGCGACCACCGCATTATCAAACCGTACATTTTCTCTGGTAAGAATATCACGACATCGCTCAAAGAATTTGGCAGCGATCTGTTGTTTGTTCTTTCCTCTGACATTGCAATCAATAACAGTTGTTCTAGAATGAAGTGGTTCGATAATCTTGTTCTTAAAATTACAGGTAAAGATAAACCTACAATTGTTTTGGAACTCTTCTATAGATGCACGCAGTAATAACTGGACATCATGTGTTGTATTGTCTGCTTCATCTATAATTATAACCTTATGCTTAGACGATGAGGTTAGAGATACAGTTGATGCAAACTGTTTGGCATGATTACGCACAGTGTCAAGGAAGCGACCTTCATCTGATCCATTGATCACATATGAATCAACTCCCAGTTCTTTACATAATGCTTTAGCGATAGTGGTCTTGCCTATACCAGCAGTACCACATAGGAGTAGATTAGGTACCTCTCCATTGGTAACAAAAGATTGAAATGTACTCTTGATATCGGATGGGAGAATACATTCCTCAATGGTTTGTGGACGATACTTTTCGACCCACAGAAAATCATCCTTCATACTTGCTATCAGGTTCTAGGGCGATGAGATACTCAAGATCTCTGTTTGCGTCTCTGAATAGAGATGCATTTTGCTTACTAATAGTAACCTCATAATCGCCTGGTAGCAACTTAAGGTTTTCAACTTTGAAGTTGAAACAGAATTCCTTATCAGTTACACCTACCTTAACAGCATAATTGTTAGATGTGTCATTCTTCTTGTCACGCACGACAAGTTTAACAGTTTGACCATCGCCAACAACTGCTAGATCTTCAATCTGATAGATCGCTGCTGCCTTGATGATGTTGGAGATGTCACTCCATGCAACTGTAAAGCATACGTCCTTACTAGGAAGTTCCACCTTGTTCTCAGGTGGTTGTACAATAGTAGATGGATCTGCAAAGAAATATCTTGATTGACATTTACTATCTTTGATCACAACATAGTTGTCATTCTCAAAATAGAAATCTGGATTGTCAAACAGTGAAAGACCAGATAGAAATTCACTTAGATCATAAATTGCAAACGTCCTTGGGAATGCTTCCTCTACATTAGCACGAGACAAAATGTTTTTCTGAATGGATAGAGTTGATAACTCAGTTCCTTGCTTGAAACAAATTGATTGATTGATGTTTGAGAAGTTCTTGAGAATATCAAGAGTACTTTTTGAAAGTTTCATTTAGAACTAAAATAATATAATAGTACACAATAGTGCACCGCCTTTAGAATGTCATCCTGAGGACGACCTTTTTTATTATAGCGACTAAGATACTTAATCGCATTGG